TGTATGCGCGGAAATCCCAAAAGATCTTGTTCTCTACTCGCTTGATTAGATCAAACCTTTCAAGAACATAAGATGTAAGGGGGAACTTCAAATTTATTTCACTCAAAACTCTTTTTGCTCAGAAGTAAGCTTGCAGTGTGTGACTTGCATGCTTGCAACTGAATACAAAGGCTCCTCTTATAGAGATGAGAGCCGGGGATTGCTTAGGGTGCACGCAGGCATCCAATAATGCAACCGACACAATAATTCAGTAGACAAGACTAAAGCTGGGTGCATTATTGATTCTGCACCTAACTTGTACAATACTTTTCCTAAAGTATTATTAAAGTTTGCCGAAAGTAAAGATGCCTTCCGACAGAGTCATCGTGCGTGACTAAGCATCGCACCTAGACTGGGTCCACCACGTCCGCCGGCTATCCTGGGAATCTTTCAATCGTCATTGCTGACATCTTGCAGGTCCAGGATATCTTCTATCTTCTGGCGGTCCACTGGGTCAGGTGGATCGGGTTCTGGTTCTTCGAACCAGTCTTCAAGGCTAAGTGCCTCAAGTCCAATCCTGGTGTAAGCGGCATAATCTTCAGCATACTGGTCCAGGATGTCCTTCCAAATCCAAGTGTGACATCTGTCTTGTGCACACTTATAGAACCATCTATACGGGTTGGCTGAGGTGTGACTTTGGAGAAGAACGGCGTTCCTTCTTTCTCCTGTTGTGTGATCTTTGCAGCCGCAGTGTAGTTGAGGTTCTTCCAACTGGAGCAGTGTGTTCACCATATGCTCCTTTCTTTGTTCTGCAATCCATTGTTGGGTTAGAAAGATAAAATGATTTACCTTATCCAAGGCTTCCTTTTTCGGATTGCTCAGGACTTCCATGACGGCTTCAACTAGCTGAGTCTCTGCTGGATGATGAACCCTTGTGATTAGAACTTGGACCAATCTTGATAAAGTGTCAGCTAGGACATTTTCTTTTCCGTCAATGTGCTCAAATTTAACGTTGATTCCGAGCCCAGTAATGTAATCAATCAACATAAGCCATCTCGTTCTTGAAGGCTTGTGATCCGCTTGCTTCTTGTAGAAGGCTACAATGGCCTGGCTGTCTGTTCTTATGATCAACTCCTTTTTATCCAGATAATAGATCTTAAATTTTTCCAAGCTGTTGATCACTGCATGGACCTCCGCATCAATAGTGCTCTTGATGGGATGGTATCTTCCACTGGCATATGCACAGACCTTTTCTGCCAGCCTAGTGTCAGAGGGATGGAGTTTCCATTTGCACACTCCTCCCCATCCTTCCATACACCCGTCAGTCTCTAGGACCATCGTTGCTCCTGCGGGGGGTATGTCAAGGTCAGGTAAATTTTGTACCTGATTTTTGATCAGCTGAACAACCTTCCAGTCCTGGCTGTTCATTCTCTTTTCTCCATTAACGGATGTCTTGGAGTAGAGCGGGCCTAAAGTTTTTCCCAGATTTGGAATATATGCCCGTGCATAGTTAAGGACTCCCAGCCATTTCCTGAGTCCCTTTGTTTCCTTAAGCTCCTCATCCTTTGTCTCAATAATCTTCTTAATTATGTGTGGTTGGAGCTTAATTCTGGAATTCCCAATTGTTGCTCCCAGAAAATCAATTTCTCTTGCGCCAATTTTCATCTTTGTTGGGCTTAGGACCAGCCCATTTGCCTTGCAAATCTCCAGGAACTTTGACAGGTGCTTCCTGTGATCAGAAACATTATCAGAGAATATTAAGATGTCATCGATGTATACCGCTATGTATTCTTCCGTTCCTCGGAAGCAGTTGTCCATCTTTCTCTGAAATATGGCAGGCGCGTTCTTTAGTCCAAATGGCATGACCAGCCATTCATAAAGTCCATCTATGGCCCAAAAGGCTGTCCATGGGATGCTTTCTGGATCCATGGCCACCTGATGAAAACCCGATTTCAAGTCAAATTTGCTGTAGATTTTTGACTTGCCGATTCTGCTGATGATTGTGTTGATACCGGGTAGTGAATACTGATCCTTTTCAGTATTGTCATTGAGGCGTTTGTAGTTGAATACCAGCCTCTCCTTCCCTCTTCTTTCCTTCCCAGTGAGGGGGTCAATTTCTGTACCGGATTGGACAATTATAGCAGTTGTCCGGTGTTTACTCGTCAAAGGCCTGATCACCTTGAGCTCTAGCAGCTTATCAATATGCTTCTTCATTGATTCCTTCATTGCTGGGGTGACATGCTTTAGTGGCCTGTCCTCGATTATCAGATCAGGATTTTTTATTTCAATCTTGCACTTGACCTGATTCTTAGCCCAGTGCTTCAAGGGCTCTTCCCCAATGTAGCCTAAATCCTTTAGCTTCTGTATTTCCGAAGGGGGTATTAGGTCACTGTTGATTTCTCCTCCTGAGGGGTTAGTTGCACAAATATCATAGTAGATAGGCAATTCAAGTTCTAATTCCTCAAGGTAAGAAATATCGTGTACCATAGGGGGTGCCTGTGCTTGCGTAACCATTTTGTAGAAGGTTACCATTCCTTGCTCAATTCGAATCCCTCCTTCCATTGCCCTGATGAAGTTCATCCCGATGATGAAATGAAGACCTTCGGATAGCTGGGGCATGATATATGTCCTTGGGATTCTGAACCATTGATTACCAATCCAGATCTTCCCTTCTTCTAGAATTTCTTTGACGTTGGTAATCCCGTTGACTCCCTTTATGAACGCGTTCATCATAGATGGTCTTCTGAAGTATTCGTCCACCATATTTCCATCACAGACACAAATTGCCGCTCCTGTGTCTAGTATTGCGTTCATGGTGATCTTTTTCTCCTTGATCTCCAAAGTTATCTTGATGTTGAGGAGATTGTTCTTCTGTTGTCCAGTCAACACCAGATGTTCTTCAACATTGTTGACTAGTTCGATCACTTCTTCTGATTCTTGTACTGCTTCCTTTTCAAAGGCTAGGATCTTTTCCTTGAGCTTCTGATTTTCTTCTTGAAGTTCTTCAGCCTCCTCTTTGTGTACTTTTACTCCTTCTTCTAAGGCTGTAATTTCTCCCATCAGAGCTTCTTCCCTCTCTTTAAAGCTTTCTTTAAGTGCCTTTAGCTCTGCTTCTGCTTCTATTCTTAGAATATTGTTGAGCTCCTTTTCTCTTTCCAGATCATCAAGTTTTGCTTGTATTGCTTCTGGAATTTGATTCTTCAATCTGGCTCTTTCTTTTTCCTTTTGTTTATAGAATTTCAGCTCTTCTTCTGCCTTTTCCAGGTCTGCCTTCAGGCTTTTCCTTCTTGCCTGAGAAAATTCATAGTGTGCCTTCCACCTATTTGCTGATCCCATCCAATCATCGTGGGAGTATCCTGAGGGGGTCGATCCTTGTGCTGGGATAGGTGAGCCATCCTGGAAATAATATGGTTTGCATAAAGAGCAAATGATCATCTTACACTGAGTGCAGTCAGCTCTGCTTCCTTGTAGGGCTCGATTCTTGCATGCCCTGCAGTAATCTGATGTCTTTTCCTCAAAGCTCCATGTGTGTAAGCAGTTCTTTTCTTCAGAAGTGACTTTCATCGCGCTCCTCCAAGCTGACGTGGTTTCTACCAGGCAGTTTCTTTGTTCTTCAATAGTGAACATGAACACGTCATGTCCTATGACATCGAAATCCTCATTATTGAACTGGTAGTTGTCCTCGCCTTCAGATACCGAGTAGATGTCTGAGACATCCGACTCATCAAATCCTACGGAGATCACATCGATTCCGTCATCAAGTTCCAGCGATTGTAGGATCTGAACTCTGTGCATCAATTTCTTGGGATTCGGACACTCTGATGCAAAGTGGCCGACATCTCCGCAAGCAAAGCACTTGCAGTCCTTCCTTTTCATCAGAAGGTGCTTCTTTTTGTCTATCCTCACATGTGACTTGTGAGGCTTTCCTTTGTACGAGGTGCTTTTCCTGACCCCGTATTTCCTCCCATATGCCTTGTCTTTTCCGTATAAGCCATGGACAGGTGTCCCTTTGCAGAAATCCAATTTCTTCAGTTGGCTTTGGAATACAGCTTCTTGGCATATTTCCTTCATGTAATTCCTTGTGAAGGTAATTCTGGGTGCCACTCCAATGGTATTGTTGGGGTATCTTTTCTTAAATTCCTTTTCAACTCTGTCTCCCAATCCTTTTGGCAGTTTTGTGAAGAACTCTTTGGATAATTCATCGGATGCCCATGCTCTTCCAGATTTAGCAGCTAAATGGAAGTAGTCGTTGAGATACCTGTAGATCGCAGGTCCTGACATTTCTGTGCATACCAATTGTTTGAGAGTCTTGTATGCAGCATCCTGAGTATTGGTTGTTCCGACTTGAGGATTTTCCAGAAAGAATATCATCCTGATTTGGTTCAGGATATTTTGAGTTCCATTTGAGCCGAGAGCGTTGTTCTTCATTTCTTCATACTCAGCTGTGAACATCATCCTCCAAGTGATGAACATCTTTTTCTCTGATTCTCCTAGCAGGTTTTCCACATAAGTTAGTTTGTCTTGTGGATCATCGAAAACCTTGTCAGACATGTGAAGGAGAACCGAACTTTCCCATCTTTCAAAGACTTTTGTGTCGAAGTCCTGAGGCATGACGAATATCGATGCTTGCCTCGCATTAGCAGTGGGCAGGTTGAACCATTCTGAATTATTATCCCACTTCCTTGGTCTTCTTGGGTAAGGGAAATCAGATGAACTGGCTCCAGTATAGCCAGCTGTTCCTGTTGCTGGTGCATAAGCGGGGCCTATGCCAGTCATGTCCGTGTCTGTTGGCCTGAAACGACTGATAGCAGACTCAGTTGTGGAGAGTACCAAGCTTTCCAGCTGTTGAAGTTTTGGGTACTCATCTTCTAGCGCAAATATGTTATATTTGCTTCTTGGTGTGCTGACTTCAGAATCATCATCTCCATCATATTCCTCTTCTTCAAATAACGAATTGTCAGCATCATAGAATTCCCCATCAGTGGAGGAATCTAAGGACAGATTGCCTAAAAATTCGGCAATTGTGTCCTCTTCTCCCACCATGCTTTCTGGAGCGATTATTCGCTCTAAAGCTGATAACCGTGGGTAGTCATCTTCTGCATCATCTTCAATGATGGTGATCATATTTACTTGGTGGATATCACCAAGTGCTTCATCTTCATCACCGTCTTGCTCATATTTTGGGGCTGATGATGATGTGCTGGCTTCGTAATCCCCGAATCTGATGCTTCTTGACGAGTCATAATTTACTCGTACTATCATGGTTGTAGGTTGCATGGGGACCACCACTTCTGATGGTCGGATGTTCCATTCACTTCCTTGGAACCTCCTGGTGCTTAACTTTGTTGCGTTTAGGGCTTTTACACCCTTAGATTTCAGGAATTCCACGACGTTCTGAATGTTGTATTGGAAGCCGACGTTAGGAACGTTGCTTAATCTGCACCTACAGCTTCTTGTAATAAGGAGATTTGCTTCTCCTTGAAAACCTTCATATCCTTTGGTAAGGATGCTGATCTGGATGTGCTGGTAGAAATCCCGGATTGTCATCATTATGTCTGGGATGACATAAATAAGCTGATGCCCTTGAGAAAGGTCAGCTTCCATGGTTGCTATGATGGATCTGCCCTGGTGGTTTTCCTGTGTCCACCTGGTGTCTCTGAAAACCACTAATGCCATCGTACCAGCATAGGAACGGTGCATGATTTGGATGCGCACCTGGAGTACTCCTAGATGGATATACTCAAATCCAGCTTCTCGAAGCTCTTCGTATGACTCTGGTAGGATGAAGGTCCTGTCCTGTTGCCCATGAGTCACGAGCATCCTTTCCTCAGTTCTGTTCCGGTAGACCCGATTTGTAGGCTCACCGCGCTGGGTCATGTAGAGGACTTCAGCGGGTATTGTTCGTGCCCGGTGAGCCAGTGAGCGTTCCAGCTCACTGTTGGGGTCCACGACCATTGCAAGGGTGTGCTCCCTTGGTTGTCGTCCAACAATTCGCCCAATGATGTTGCCAGTACGTCTGGCAATCCTTTGCGCTTCATATGCGGCACGGGCCGCTGTCCGGTATTCCCGGATTTGGTCATCTACCAGGGGAACCCCTGGTTCTGCCACCATGGTTCGGGTGGTGCTCCCGGAGACTCTTGGTCTGGATGCCATTATAGTCTCCTGAGGATATGGTAGGGATCCTCAAAGACTTTGATAACTCCGGAAGGGGTCTCCTTTGGTGGTAAACTCCTTTGGACTTCTTGAATCCTTTTGAGCTTGTCGTTAATGGATTCAATTTCAGATTTGTACAGGGGACTTGCAGATGTCCCTGTCTTTCCTTCTAAATTTTTAACCCGGTTGTGGAGCTGGGTTGATTCTTCAGAAATGGTGGAAATTTGCTGATTTTGCTTGACCACCAAGAATAACAGCGAGTTAAGCTGCCTTGACAAGGTTGTTGTGCTGATGATTCCCTTGTCAGTGAATCCGATGCCGAGGTCTTCCCAACCGGCAGCAGTAGATTGCAAGGCTTCTTGATATACAGCAGTTGCCTTGCTTTCAGCTAGGTTCATCCCAAGAGCCTCTGCTCAAAGTCCTTGATGATGGACTTTAATGTATTAACTTCTTTTGTAAGCTCTATAGTGAGAGCCTCAGTTTGTTTTTCAATAAACTTTGGTTGTTCTGAGATCCTAACAACCAATTCCTCCACGTCCTCCTTGCTGAGAGGGCGTCTCTCCAGATAGTCTTTACGAAGAGCTTGAAGCTCCTTCGCAAGGACGTCCTGACGCTTTAGAGTCTCCTTCAGGTCGGCGCGTTGGAGACGCACAACCTTGGAAAGGTTGTTGATTTCAGAAAGCTGCTGCTTCTGCTCCTCCAAGAGCTTCCTGTTCTGGATTAGCAGCTCACGATTTTTGGATAAAGAGTGAATTGCGACCTTAAAGCCAAGATCACTACGATAGGTATTTATATGCAAATTAAATGCAAGGTCCTTATTAGAGACCTTCTCAGCAGTGGCTAAATCTAAATAAGAAAGATCAGAAATAGCTTTAGAATGAGAATTTTTGTATTTTTCAAATTCAAGATCCCAATAGGATTCCAGAGAGGTTTCTTATGGTTTTAAGACAGATAGGAGTACCCTTCGGGATACATATGCTTGTTTATGATCATAGTCAGTTCCAGAGGTAGTCTTATGCACTTACTTCTTACTAAGCTCTTAGTAAAGGCCCTTGATCATTAGTCATCCAATTATTCCCAAGTTCTCTCCTGCATAGCTCAAGCTTGATCGTGATCTGATAGATATTCACAAAAATTAGTAACATAGCTTTGGGAAGTACTTCGCGTGGTTTTGAGGATACTAGAGCACAGCTTTTCTAAGGTAAAGAAGCTCACACCGGGGTTCTCCAGCTTACTGCCCTTCCGCGGGACTTACCTACTGGGTAAGGTTCCGGTTCTTTTGCCTCCAATCCCTAGAGAGTTCCACTCCCAACTCAACTCATTTTTCCTTCCCTTAACCAAGCTACTGTTTCCTATGAATAAGTATCATCTCAGTGAAGCTTGGAAACACAGAAAGTTTCCCTTGAGGAGAAAAGGATAATTTCATAAATTTCCGGACCATTTATAAGAACTTATTCGATTTATCATGCATTTTCTACTTGCACAACTATTTTCATAAACAAAGCATAGCAGAGCCCTTAGGCTCCTATCTAAGGGTTTTACCCCATGAAAGCCATAAAATTACTTACAGAAAACCTTGCTCTGATACCA